ATTTAATTTATATATAGAATATTTATATTTGGGGTCTTGGATTATTTCTACTATAGGGTGATTTATTGTTGATTCCTGGTATAGAGGGATTATAAAATTATTTAATATATTTACTAGAAAATCAAATCTTATGTAAGTATATTGGGATCTAGCGAATTCACCTGTAGGTCTTTCACTAGATAACCACCCAGATGTTGTTTTTTCAAATACATCTTTTTCGTCGGTTCCATTTATTATTAAGGCTTCACCTTTTCGTATAATATATTGATCTAATGTTTTTTCGATTCTTTCTATTTCATCCTGATATTCACCTCCTTCATCAGTTAGAGCTGATCCTGTTCGTTGGGGTAATATATGTCCATTTTCTGACTCTTCACCAAAAGTGGTTTCGAAAGGTATATCGGACACATTGGTCGTTCTTTCTGATATTTCACCAGCTTGAATTTTATCCAATTCATCTTGAGTAGGTTGGAATTCTGATTTTTTCTTATCAATTAAATAAGCTAGTTCTTGATAAGATTCTAATAGCTCAAGTTTTTTAGGAAATAAAACATCGACTTCATGATCAAAAGGATTTATGGGTTTATTTAATGCCTTCCTTACGACATCACTGGAGTACTTAGCTGTGTAAGCTTCACTAAATTCATTAATAGCCGCCATGTAAAATTCAAAATCATCAACATCTTTTGGCTGGTCAGGAGATTCTGTTTTTATTGTTTTTCCTGTTCTTTTACCTTTTATGCCCTCTAAAATTTCACCCATAGCAGTTAATTCAGTAGTACAGTCATACCCACCATCTGCTCTAGCTGCTATTTCAAAGTTTTTTACAAAACCAACAAAACCATCATAATTACCACTGTGTTTAATTTTTTGTGATAATATATCTTTGTTAATTTGGTTAATATTAGAATCCTTAGAAAACCACTTTCGTTGGTAAGGGAAGTTCTCTATGATTTCTCCCTCGTTATTAATAAATGGGTTCCATCCCCATTCTAGGAGGAGGGGGAATCCAGGTCTCATGTAAAGTAATTCTAGAATTTCAAGTTGACGCCTGTTATGACATGTGAATTTAATCTGGGATTCCCTTAAGGAACCATAAGCAGTTTTTGTTCTAACATTAGCGCTTATAATTCCAGGCATTGGTACTATACCAAAACCATCTTGGGCATCAGATCTAATGTAAGGATCACCATAAGTGGAGCCATACCCTCTTGCAAAACCTCTGGTTGACTTCCCCCTAGGAATTGATTTTATTTGTAGTTGGTCGCCTCCTGTAAATTTAGTTTGTGTGGGGTTGAAATCTATATTTTTAGAGGGGACACCTCCTTCAAGCATGTATCTTATGGCCAATCCTGAACCCAATAGATCGTTGGGGTTTTCAAAACCATAATTCTCTAAAAGTTTTGGGTTTTTTAAATCAACACCCGAAGACATTCTAATAACACATTGTTTGGAGGTTGTATTGGTGAAAAAAGCTCCAGGTGGTATGCTTAATTTTTTTAATACAGGACCATTTATAGTCGGATATTCGAACTCTATTTTAGGGTTACCAAATCTAGATTTATGGCTACCCTCTATTATGCTTTCCCTTATCTTTAATTGTTGGGTAACATAATCTTTAAAAGTTTCGATAAATATGGACATAACTTATTGTTTATTTAATTCTTCAAAATCTTCTAATATTGTTTGTATATTAGAAGGGATTCTAATTTCTACCCCGGGTTCTAACATAAAACTATCTCTTTTAATAATATCAGGATTAGCATTAGTAATTACCCACCATAAATTAACATCATTGTAAAACTGATTTGCTAGATTATCTAATCTATCACCAATAGTAGTAATAACGTAAAAATCATCTATTGAGAGAGGTATAAAGGGATATTTAACTGCTTTATAATATCTCTTTCTGTTTAATATTCTTACTTTTATATTATTTAATCTTCCAGGCATATTTTCTTTTTATTAATCAATATTAGGGATTAAGGTGCCCCCACTTCCCTCATTTAAAAACTCTACTTCACCAACATCACCTGCTGGAGTACCAATAGGTTGGGATGGTAAAGTAAATGAGCCTTCAGAACTACTATCGTCTGGATTAGGTAAAAAACTAGATTCGGGACCTGTGTATTCATTTAAATCTTCAGTTGGTTCTTCTGGGGGTTTCAATCTATCTAACCTAGTTTTAATTGGTTCTCCTCCTCCTGCTATATAGCTGTCTTCTTCAATTCCTAATTTGTACCATTCTTGGTGTTCTTTTAAATTTGAAGTAGAATGAGGCAAAATAAATGGTGAAGATATACCTTTTTCTGGTAAGAAATTATGTACAGGGGTAAATTGAACACTTACATCTAATACATGGGGTAATATTAATACATCATCATCTTCTGAAACTTCCCATGGATAATCTTTTTGCCATGTTAGTCCTATTGAATTTAAAACTCCAGGTATTCTATCACACCAATGACCCACAGTTAAACGCATAAAAGGGGTTACCATTCTACCATATGTACTATATTCAGGAGCTGTGTTGGAAACCAAATAATTTAATTTTCTATATAGGGGTAATAATTCATGACGTGATTGAGCTGCTATTTTGAAACTAAAGTTTATACTACGTTTAAAACCATTGTAAGTGTAAAAGGTTTCTCCTCTACCATTATAATTAAATTCATTATGAGAGGCATTAAAATTATCAGTAAAATTATCTAAAAATGCTCTAAATACAATCACATCAGTATTAACTGGATTATTTGTATTTACAGCTTCAAAACGAAAAGGAATAAAATCATTAATACCTGCAAATTCTGATGCTCCTTTTGATTTAAATACATCAACCATGTTAAGATTATCAGTTTTACCTGCTCTGTATGATTTTCTATCACCTGTGATATAATTATCCCTACCTCCTTTTACATATTGGGCACCTGGTTCTCCTAAACCATAATAATCTACCCTAAAAGGGCTGTTGGTTTTACCCACCCCTAATGATTCCTGCGCTGCTAATATTTTCTTATATATACCTGTGTCTAAAACTGTATTAATTTGACCATATACGTCTTCAGGTTGAGTATTGAGGCCTTTTTCTTCTGTTAGTATGAATAAGGGTTTGTCTGCTGTGGTATAGATGAGGTTATTTGTGGTAAAACCTCCCTTGCCTAAATTACCATTTCCTAGATCGTCTCTTTTGATTTTACCTTGATTAGTATCATCATATCTAAAAATGGTAGTTTGACCTATACCATATAATGAATTAGGACCACCTGAATATGAATATAATTGTTCTTTAAATCCAAGAAATTCGCCTACATCCCCCGCTAGATCTGAGACCAAGTTTATAACTGACCCCACCCCTGAAAAGAAACTACCTAGTGGTGATTGGTCGGAGGGGATATATTCTTGAGTGGTGGAATAACTAATTTTATCTTCAAATAGATATATTAATCTATTATTTTCATTGTCACTTCTTAATTTTTTAGAGTCAGCATAACCCTCAAATGCTAAAGGTGTTATACCTTCCCTCTTAATATGAATACCTGTCCCCGAAGCTGCTACTTGGGTTAGTGTGTTAATACCTAAATTGTATGTTCTTTGATTAGCTCTAGATATACTTACACTTGGGGCACTTATTTTAGGGTTAGACAATTGAAGGCCTTCTTGTTTAGCTATAAAAGATAAACCTTTAGGAGTTAACATAAATTTAGTTATTCTTTCGGTGTCGGTTAATTGTCTTTCAGCGTGTGTAATAGCTCCTCCTCTTATTAAACCTCCTGTAAGAGAATTTAATGTAATGTCCACGTTGGAGAAACCATCTTGGATAGGGGTTGTTATAAAAGGTTCACTACTAAAACCCATATTAGGTTGATCGTATGCTTTCCCCTTACTAAATTCTAAGTTTGTTAAGTCTGACTGTAGGTCCCTTAATGCCATTATTTGGGTAGTTTATCTATATAATTGGATGGAATGATTCCGTTCAGATCAAATGAGGAAGGGTTTACGGAAGGCCAGGTACCCCCAGGTTGCCCCGCACCATATGATGATAAAGGACTTACTTGGCTTTGGTATATATCTTCTAAACTCTTTTCATGAAGGGTATCCCTTTCACCTGGAATTTTAGGTTCGGGGCCATTATCAAAAGGGGGGCCTTGTAATGAACTCATTTGATTTAAGGTTTCATCTGTGGGAGTTAAAGGACCTGATGTATTTCCAGGTACTAAATCATATAAGCTTTTTTTATCTAATAATGCCATAATAAATGTGTTTTTGTTATAAATATATGATTAAGGGAAACTTGTATTTAATTTATTATTTGATTGTTGAGTACCGTTATATGCTGTGGATTTACTTGTAGCGTATGAGTCTACCTTATTTACAACTTGAACTCTAGACATTGCGGATGCCATTTTATCATAATCAATTCCTCCCCCATTACTTGAAGAACTAGAATCCGTTTTTTGGTGGTTGTTATATGCCTGAACCCCTAAAATACCACCACCTAAAACTGCCATTGTGGTTGCTGCTACAGGGTTAAGTGCTATAGATATTAAAAATGCTCTTAATGCCATACCTGTTAATATAGCCGATATAGGGAGGAGTAATGCAGGCATTGAGGCTAACATTGATAATGAACTTGCCAGAGCATCTACAAAAGGTATCATCGGCATTACCATATCCATTACTCCTGTTTTTAGTTTAGTAAACGATTCTTCGAGTTTTTGAGATGCACTTAGTTGGAGCATTTGTTGATATGATTGTTCACCAAATTCAGCTGTGAATCCTTCAGCCCCCAATTGTAAGAATTTTTGTTTCATAACCATATCTGCCATTTCGTCTCTACCTATACCAATTGAATCTGCTATGGCCTGTTGGGTTAGCCTATTTCCCTCAGAAAATGAAGAAAACATTTCTTCATTATTAAGAAGTTCATTACTCACCCCCGCCAAATCGTTGTTTAAAGCAAGTAATCTTATTTTTTCAAAATTAAGTTGTTTTCCAGTAAATAATTCTGCTTGTAGTTCGGCGTTAATGGAAGATTCAAAATCTAATACATTTCCTGCTATGGCATCTATTTTAGATAATTCAGAACCTAATAGTCTTGCTTTAGTTGCTGCATCTGCTAATAAAACGGGGTTCATCCCTAAGGATACTACAATAGCTTTACTTGCGTTACTTATGTCATCAAATATAGTTTTGGCGCTTATACTTACCCCATTTTGTCTGTTTATAGCGTTTACGGTTGAGGTAACATTATTGAATATACCTTCTACATTCCCTCCTTGTAACTTGGACATAAGTGTTAATTGGGTTGCCTGTTCAACCCCCATCCCAAGTTGTTCTGTTAGTTGTGTAAACGCGACTAAAGTATCTCCACTAAACCCCGCAATTAAGCCTGTTTGTTTTGATAGTGCTGCGAAAGATGCATTTAGTCTTTTACTATTAATAAAAACTTCCCCCGAGTGGTTTGCTATGTTTGCAAAATTTAATTGCATTTTTTGGGAGTTCTCAGCAGATAACCCTGTATTTTGGGCAATGTTGGCAACCATCCCACTAGCATCTAATATTGACTTACCTACAAGTAACATAGTTGCTTGGGTTAGTCTTGTAAGGGTGTATTGTTCTCTTAACTTCTTGACTCCTTCTTTTAAATAATCTCTTTGTTTCTGGGCTTCAATATTTTTTGCTTCTATAATACCAAGATTTTCTATATTTTTATCTACAGCATCCACAAGTAAAGCTAAAGAGTCTTCATCTAATGAAACGCCCTGCTTTCTTAGTAATTCCGCATTTCTTAAAATGGTGTTTTTTCTAGCTTCATTTTTAACAATTTCTTTACCAATATTGTTACTTGCATTTGTCTTTTGATTAATCTTGGCTAAGATACCATCCTGCTTTGTAAAATCATCTACAATTTTACTAGTAGATTTAGAAATATCATTTGCAAATCTATCTGCAACTTTTCGTGTGGATTCATCTAGACCATCTAAATTAAGTTGGTTTTTAAATTTTGATGATAAACTAGCTATTTCATCATTTAAAGCTTCTATTTCTTTTTGTGTACTTTTAAGATCTGCCATTATTGGAGTTTATTGTATCATATATAAATATAGAAAAATAAAAGGTGCTTACGCACCTTTATTAAAAATTATATGTTGAGGAGGGGTCAATGTTTGGTCGTGAGGGTTTACCATCACCTACATTTGATTTACCTTTTTGTTTATCTATTAATTCTTGTTGTTGTTTATTATGTTCATTAATTTTTTGGATGTGGTATCTTCTCATCCAAATAGGCATATTATATACTTCAGAGTGTATGAATCCACCGCCACCATGGTACACTAAATCGTGGATCTGAGTAAATAATAAGCTTCTATACTCAGACGTCAGGCCAAAAAAAGTTAATGCCGATGGGAATAGGAATGTTTTTTACATTTCCATCGTCATCTTCATAGTCGTAGGATAAATCTACGTCTGGTTGGATTTCACCTATATATTTTCTTAAAGCTCTAGAATCTCTCGCAAGTAATTTGGTGTCTACAAATTCACGAACCGATGATTTTTCATAATCACCATTTACTGAAGTAATTAGATGTTTTATCCTTGTAGATAAGTCGGCAGATGATTGTTTGTTGATTTTCTTTAAGCCCTTAATTTCGTTCTCGATGTTTATTTCATCACCGTGTGTTAAAAGTTTAAATGTAATTGCTACTTTAGAAGCAGGTAATGTAAATGAAAATTCATTCTTTCCTTCAACAATTAATGATTCGTTTAATGGTTTATCCTTAATTTCTGTAAGGTCTATTTTTAGAGATTCCTTATTATATTCAAACTCGTAATCACTACCATATCCTAAAATACGGGCTGCAATTAATATTGCGTTTTTATCACCTGTAAGTAAATCATTAAAATTTATAGGTGTAACAATGAGTGCTTGAAGTAATTTATCTATTACTGTTCCATTTTTGATTAGATTTTGGTTCGTTAAGATGTCTTCTTCACGGGCAGTCATATATTTCATTTCGATTTCGCCTTTTTTTAGAGGACTTCCTTCGGGGTATAATAAACCTTTAGAAGGGAGGGTAACCATTTCGGTTGGGAATTGTTGTTGTTCCATAACGTTATTAAATTAAAACTAGTTCAGATATACATATATAGGAAAAAGAAAGGACGTCATAAAATGACGTCCAACCTCGCAACTTCGGGAGAGAAGTATATTTTTAGTAATTTAGGATGGCATAATCCATTACTATTGTTAAACTAATGTTTGCGGGTGTATCTGATGACCAATCCATGTCACCAAAGTTGGCTTCTTGAACATAAGCACCTTTTAAAATCCATTCTTCAACTATATCACCTACTGGCCCTAATGCGTTAATTCTAATATCTTTTTTATAGAAATCAGAATAACCATCTCTACCTGTAACTGACTCATGTGATAAACGAACCCATTCCATTACTGCTTGTGCACCTGAAGGTGTTACTGGGTCATAAAGGTCACATTGAATATCATTCCAATTTGCTTTACCCTTAATTTTTCTTTTCACATTAATATGATCAAGAACTACTGCACCAAATGTTATAGTTGGGCGAGCTACTTTTTTAATTAAGTAAGCTGGGATTCCGTCAATGTACATTATAAACCTATTTTGTAATTTAGGTTCAAATGCTGTGAACATGATTTCGTTTGTATCTAATATTGCCATCGTTTGTTGTTTTTATTCTATTATAAATATATAATCTTTAGGTTCTTATTCGAAAGTTGCTCCAGTAGGTAATACATTAAAGTCAAGAACTATAAATTCAGCTGTTTTGGTTGGTTGTAAATAAACAGCACCTACTAATTGGTTTCTATCTACTACATCTGCTGTGTTATTAGCTTCGTCCATTTGTACTCTAAATGAATATAATCCTTGTTTTTGTTGTACACTTTCTAAGTATGGGTTAACTATGTTTAAGAATCTATTACGTGTTGCATTTGTGTTTTGTTCAAATACTAGGTATCTTGAAGAACTTGCAATAAATTTCTTAAGTGCAATTAACAATCTACGAACATTAATTCTATCTAATGCTGTTGATCTTTCTTGAAGTGTTTTCTGACCCCAAATACAAACTCCTGTTTGTGGGAATGTAGCAATTGGGTTGATTTTAGCGTTGTATAAACGATCTCTTTCAGCTTGATTTAAT